TCCTATTGTTCTGACAAGTTTAAAATTACTAGTCGTAAAATTAGGGCTAGTTGGCATTGTTACTAACTTACCCACCGACTAAACTCCTTCTAAAACTGCCACCACGCATTGCAGACTCTTGCACAGCAGCTTTTGTTACATCAGCTATCTGTGGCATCATTTTAATTACCTCTGCTCTTACAGTAGGTACTATGCCTGTAGCAAAATTAACTGTTTGATATATATTTACTGGATTACCACCACCCATAGCGTTTTTGCTATTCATGTTATTCATAATTTTTCCGCCAGTATTAGGTACAAATATTTCAGGACCACGTTCACCTACTAAAGTTGGTTGCTTACCTTGAATAGCACCTCCTCCTGCTAATGTAGGTAAAGCCTTATATCCCTCTACATTAAAACCACTAACTCCAAAAATACCATTCAGTATCTTATTCACAACTGCCATTTGTAAAAATGTCGCTATTATTTGTTTTACGATATTACCTGCAAAATCTTTAAATGCACCTAATGCATCTTGACCTTCAGCCAAAGCATCTACAAAACTAGTTGTAAATTGTAGAGACATGCTTTGAATAGCAGGTGCTAATACATCTACAAAAGAAGCACCAAGTTCTTCTGTTGATTCTGACATACTAGCCACGCCTTCATCATATTGTGCTTTGAACTGTAAAAATGTTAAACCAAGTTTTGCGAACTCTGTATCAACAAGCAGTAACTTGTCATATAGTGTTTGTAGTGCTGCACTGTTGTTATCTATTGCAGTTGTTGCAACTTCTAAGTCACCTTTTGCTCCTGCTTCAAATATAGATTTTAGTGTTTCTTCTACTGCTGTTAATTCAGTATCATTAATTTTTAAAAAATCATTTATAGCTTGTTGAAAATCTACTAAAGTACCAGTGAAATTACCTAATGCTATTTGCTCATCATATAACGATTTTACCGCACTATCATCGGCATAAGCTGCTCTTAATTCTTTAAAAGGGTCATCATCTTTTGTAATGACTTGTGAAAGCTGTTCTTTTATACTTTCTACTGGTGCAATTACTGCAATTTTTAGTAAGCTATCAACTTCGCTTCCTGACATACCAAAAACATCTTTATAAAAATCATCTCTAAACGCATCAAAATCAGGCATATCTTCTGCCCTTAATTGTCCTGTTATTCTAAAAAAGTCGTCATCAGGGTCATTCGCTTTTAGTTGTTTTATTGTTTTTAGTTGCTCATCTCTAAAAGTGGCATACATTTCTTCAATTTTATCTTTTGCACCAGTTAGACCAAGCGTATTTTCAACAATGCTATTTAGTGTGACTTTGGTTTCTTGATTAAGTGATTTGAATGATGAAACTAAATCTTTGTTTGCACTAGTAAGCTGTTTAACAATATCTTTAGTAACTTTTACTTTTTCGTTAAGTTCTTCATCTAAAGCAACTTTATCTTTTGAAGTTTTATTACTACCTTGTGTTGCCTTATCTAATGCAATATAAGATGCGGTTGCTACACCTACTGCCAATGCTATAGCTTTCCATCCTGCAGGACCAGTTAATGCCAGTAGACCTGCTGACGTTGCAAAAGTTGATTTCAATATCTTATTTAATGTAGCAAATGTTCCTGTTAAACGACTAATACCTGCCGATAGTCCTGCTGCAGTCAAACCTAACATGATTGACAATAGCAACTTCATATTTTCTATTACTATTAAAATGGCTTTACCTAGAAGATCAAAAGCACCACCTAAAACAGAACCTATAAATTCTCCAAAAGGCTCTGCTTCTCCTAAGACTCGCGTAAATTCTTTGGATAGTTTTGTAAGACTATCTTTTAGACCGCCTTCACCAATAGCTACCATAAATTCTGATGAAGCATCACCTAAGTTAGATATTGCACCACTTAATGTATTTAGTCTTTCTTCTATTGCAGTTGAAAAATTCTCGCGACCAATACTTCTTAAATATGCAATTATAGAATCACCATTTCTATCTATGGTTCTACTTACATTTTGAAAAGTCACATTTACTTTGTCGCCTTCAAGTTTGGCTATTACACCAAACTGTTTAAGCATTTCCATTTCACCAGTAGTTGCATTAAAAGCAGCTTGTGATAATTGTTGTATTGACTTGCCTGAACCTGCGGCTAGATTACCAAAGTCTTTAAGAACTTGAGACGTAGGAACTACACCTGCTCTTAAAAGATTTATAAATGAATCTGCAACTTCATCAATTTGAAATGTTGTGCCTTTTGTAAACTCTCTTATGACTTCAAATGAAACAGCAGCACCTTCTGCTCCACCTGTTATTGCTCTAAGTGTTGCTTCTAAATCTTCAAAGGTTCTTATAGTATTTACAGTATCACTTGCAAGTTTGCCTAAACCTATAGTGGCAACAATACTACCAAACCCTTTAAGTGCATTCATTGCAGCACCTGAAGATTTTTTAGTTTTATCTAGTTGTTTGTTGACCTTGTTAAGACCTTTTCTTAACTGAGCAGTCTCTGCTCTAATCTCAACTAATAATGTGTCAACTGTAGTAGCCATTAGTCAGGATATAACTCCATTAATTCATGCAATCTGTCACTTGTCATTGGTTCTTCTTTTTGTGAACCGCCATTAAATTCAGTAAATCCTTCTATAGCTAAATATATTTCTTGTGGGCTTGATTCCCAAAAATTGTTAGGAGACATACCCATCATGCCAACACAAATAGAAAAGTATCGTTTAATGGGCAAGGTTTCACTGGTTATTCCACCTGTTCTTGCTTTCCCTCGTCTGCTTCTTCCTCTGAATCATCAGTTAGAGATGATGCTAATAGACTAGCAACCGCAGTAGTTGCTTTGACTATACCTGCATCTTGTACAATATTTATAATATCTTTTTCTTGAAGATTATTTCCACCACCTCTTAATGCAGGTGTTAAAACAGAAATAATTTGTGATAAGCGTATATCACCCTCACTCATGTTTTGAGCAAGTTTTATAATGCCCATATTACAAGCATCCTCTATCTGCATAATTGCGTTGATAGTTAATCTAGCTTTGTAATCTTTTCCTGCTAAGTTAAGTGTTGATTCACCCTTTAGTTTGTTTGCCATCTGACTTTTTCTCCTTTTTAGGTTGACTTGCTTTTGCAAGTACTTTTATTTTTAATAAATTATCTCTGTAATCAACAGTTGATGATAAAACTTTCATTTCTTTACCATCAACATTAATTGTTTCACCAACCTCTAGGACATTAGCTATAAGTAATTCGCCTTTATACAAAGCTCCTCTTATAAACTCATCACCTACTTTTACTTTTACTTCTTTAAGCATTATGCAAATGTAATGTAACCTGCTGACTCAAAAGACATTGAGTAAGTAGCTTCACCATTATATTCACCTGCATATTCCAAAGATGTTATTTGGAATAGACCAGTGTATGCACCTAAGTCAGGTATTGTGAATTCAAATGTTTCAAATGCTGCTGTTTGGTCTGTTGAACCATTAGTAGTATTTTGTTGTGCTTGATATGCTGCTCTTACTGCAACTTCACCTGCTGAGTCAATAAAAACACCTGAACCACTAATAGAAATACTATTAACTCCGCCACCTGCAAGAAGTGTTCTAGTACCTTTATTATCTTTGTTGGTAATATCTACTGATTCGTCATTTAATGTAATTGATGTAGACCTCATTCCGCCAATAGTAGTTTGACTACCACTGACATCCATTTTGACTACTACATCTAAACCTTTTTGTGCCGCCATATTTATCTCCTATTTATAAAATTAGTTTGTTCCTAAAATTATTGCTCGGAATCGCATGACTCCATGACGAGTTACACCATCTGGGTCTCTCATTATGTCACTAAACTCAAATCTTAGGTTAACTAAGCTAAATCCAGTAACGCTTATATCACTATCATGCAATAAATCGTGTATTCTGTCCATTATATTTTTCGTTTCCTTAGAACCTTTATATTGTGACCATATATGTATATTGATGGTTGTCTCACCACCATCAGTATCTTTTGTGCTGTAATCAACAGCAGTTTCTTCCCCTAGTGCCACAAAAGGGTATGTAGCGCTCTCTGTAACCTCGTCAAATACACCCGCTCCTAAAGTTGATGTAAGGTTGTTATCATTAGATAAAGTGCTGTATATAGCTGTCTGTAATGCAAACTGACCTATACTCATTTGATTACGCCTTGTTGTTTAAAAATACGGACGATCTTTCTTTTATTTTTTTCCAATGCAGGTTGCATAAATGGTCTAGCCATCATATTTGTTGTTCCAAACTCTAACGCCTTAGAATAAGGTGCTGCAGAAATAACTTGTCCTACAACAGCACCATTTATATCACTTGTTACATTCATTGTAATTTGACTTGCTAGAAATCCAGTATCGTTAGCAGGTGCTTCTCCTTGTGCAGATGATGTATGTGTTCTTCTTGGATTATATAAAGTTCTTGTGACACCGCTTTTATTGCCACTTAAAATGCTTTCTTTAGCTGTATTTTCTACTAGATTAGTCCCTCTAGTTACAGCTATCATTACATTCTTTTTTGCTTTTGCTGTTAATTTGTTATCTAACTTTTTTTTAAAGGAATCTAGGTTTTTTATTGTCATGTCGCGATTCCCTCTTCACAAAGAAGTTTAAGAAACCTATCCCTTTCATCAACATTTATTATTGCTCTAATATTAAATAGTTTGCTATCAAAACTAATTCTTGAACCATTGGAGATGTCTGTTCTATAACGCACTGTGATCTCATGAGAAACGCTGCCTATTAACTTACCTTGCTTATAGACCTCTTTGCCACTCTTAGGTTTTATATCGGCATAGACAGAAGCTATGCTCGTCCAACCAGCACTTATACCACCACCACTATCTCTAGTAG